TTTCTTCTACGGCTTTAATTGTATCGGGAGAGGGTTATATACCAGTTGACATTAATACTTATACTGTAAAAGCAACGGGAGTTTTAACGGTTGATACTAATCCGACTTCTGGAGAGAAAATAACTATTGGCGAAAAAGTTTATACTTTTGTACCTTCCGGAACTGCTAATTACGATGGTGAAATTGGTATAGGGGATAGTGTAGCAGATACTCAAGTTAATATTGTAGATGCTATTTTAGGTGAAGATTTACATAATGAACCTCATCCTTTAGTTACTTGCGGGTCTGCTTTTTCGTCTGACGACCTTACTATTACAGCGAAGTTTGGCGGAGTAGCTGGAAATAGTATTGTTACCACGTCCAATATGGTTGGAGGAAATAATGGTTTTGCACTTGGCGTGTTAGATTCTGGAGAAGATTGTACTGCCGCAAATGCTGTAACTGCGTTAGTAGCTGCTATTACCGCTTCTGATACTCAAGGAGTTGGTGCGGCTGCTGGCGCTAATAATACTGTAGTACTGACTGCTGATATTGGCGGGGTTATTACAAATACAATAGCAATTGCTGAAGATATGGCTAATGGTGCTTTTACTAATGACGCTGTTAGTTTATCTGGTGGAGAAGATGCTACTCCTGGTCTTAAAGGAAGTATATTTATGGATAGTAATTACATTTATCTATGTATAGCCGATAATGATGTGACAGGTAAGAATTGGCGTCGTATAGCACTTGGCAACGCGTTTTAGAAAAAATAATAGTTTGATGATAGTTGTTATAAAGGAGGTGATAGGATGCAGATTTCCGTAGGAAGCAGACTGAGACATGCGTGGAATGCGTTCCTTAATCGTGACCCTACTCTATATGATTATAATATTATGGGACGTAGTAGTAATTTTAAACCGGATAGAACGCGGTTAAGGTATTCCAACGAACGTTCTATTATTGCTTCCATTTACAACAGAATAGCTATTGATGTGGCCGCCCTTTCTTTTCAACATGTTCGTTTAGATCAAAATGGGAGATATTTAGAAACAATTTCGTCTAATTTAAACGAATGTCTTACTGTAGAAGCGAATATTGATCAAACGGCTCGCGCATTAATGTTAGATGCGGCTTTATCGTTATTTGATGAAGGATGTATAGCAATTGTTCCTATAGATACAAGTATAAATCCTTCTATATCTGGCAGCTATGATATATTTTCAATACGTGTTGGAAAGATTTTAGAATGGTTTCCAAATCATGTTCGTGTAGAACTATATAACGATAGAAAAGGCGTTAAAGAACAAGTTTTATTAGAAAAGAAAGTTGTTGCTATAATAGAAAATCCATTATACACGGTTATGAATGAACCGAATTCAATAGCAAAACGTTTGATAAGAAAATTAAATTTATTAGATGCTATTGACGAACAGAGTGGTTCTGGAAAATTAGATATAATTATTCAATTACCATATAGTATTAAAACACAGGCTAGAAAAGAACAAGCTGAGATTAGACGTCTCGATATGGAAGAACAACTAAAAGGTTCTAAGTATGGAATTGCTTATTCTGATGCGACGGAAAAGATTACGCAGTTAAATCGACCCGCCGAAAACAATTTAATGGCACAGATTACATATCTAACGAGTATGCTTTATAGCCAGTTGGGTATAAGTGATGCGGTCTTTAATGGAACGGCGGATGAGAGAACAATGCTTAATTATTATAATCGTACGATAGAACCAGTAAGTTCAGCTATTGCGGACGAACTTAGGCGAAAATTCTTAACTAAAACAGCTCGCACACAATTACAGACTATAATGTTCTTTAGAGATTCTTTTAAGTTAGTTCCTGTAGCAGATTTAGCAGAGGCTGCTGATAAATTTACACGTAATGAAATTCTATCCTCTAATGAGTTTAGATCTATAATCGGATACAAGCCTTCTGATGATCCACGTGCTGAAGAACTACGTAATAAGAATTTAAATGATCCAAACGCTGCTACAAATCAAAATGGGACGGAATAATTACATAAGGAGGATATTTTATATGGATTTTGATTTTAGTGGTTATGCCACAAAAAACGATCTTAAATGTTCAGATGGTCGTACTATTTGTAAAGATGCTTTTAAAGATAATGATGGACAAAAAGTTCCATTAGTATGGCAGCATTTACATAATGAACCATATAACGTGTTAGGTCATGCCCTTTTAGAGAATAGGGAAGATGGCGTGTATGCTTATTGTACCCTTAACGATTCAGAAGCTGGAAAAAACGCTAGACTACTTGTAGAACATGGCGATATAACAGCCCTTTCTATATACGCTAATAAGCTAATTCAAAAGGGTAGTAGTGTTATTCATGGTGCTATACGTGAGGTTAGTCTGGTTCTTACAGGCGCAAACCCAGGAGCTTTAATCGATAATTTAGCTTTTCAGCATTCTGATGGTTCAGAGACAGTTGATGATACCGAAGCTATAATTTATAGCGGCGATAACATCACATTAGAACACGCAGAGAAACAAGAGCAGGAACCCGATAAAACAATAGAGGACGTTTTTAACACTCTTAATGAAGAACAAAAGACTGTAGTATATGCTATTATTTCTAAAGCGCTTGAGGTTGAAGAAGACGACGAAGAAGAAGTTGAACATTCAGAAAAAGGGGGAAATATTGTGAAGAAAAACGTATTTGAAGGATTGGAAAAAAAGAGTAAAAACGTTCTTAGCCATTCTCAAATGGTTGAGATTTTTGAGGATGCACAAAGAACAGGTTCGCTTAAGGAAAGTTTCTTGGCGCATATTGCTACTTATGGTATTGATCCCATTGAAGATCTATTTCCTGAAGCAAAAACTATAACGCCTACCCCAGAACTAATAAAACGTGATACCGAATGGGTAGCTGGTGTTATTTCTGGAACTAGGCATAGTCCTTTTTCGCGTATTAAGAGTACCGCTGCAAATATAACGGCAGATGAAGCTCGTGCTCTTGGTTATGTTAAAGGTAATCCGAAAAAAGAAGAAATTGTTAGAGTATTGAAGCGTACAACTACGCCTACAACTATTTATAAGAAACAGAAACTTGATCGCGATGACATTATTGATATTACCGATTTCGATGTTGTTGCTTGGCTTAAAGCGGAAATGAGAATCATGCTTGATGAAGAAATTGCGCGTGCTGTACTAATTGGCGATGGAAGACCGGTTGATGGCGATGACGACAAAATAAACGAGGAATGCATCAGACCTATTTATACAGATGACGATTTATATTCGCATCATGTTAAACTAACTTCCGAAAAAACGGTAGAAGATCTTATAGATGAAATTCTTCGTGCTCGTAAAGAGTATAAGGGTAGCGGAAATCCGGCTATGTATATAGATACTGATACTCTTACGGATATGCTTCTTCTTAAAGACATTACAGGGCGTCGTATTTTCAGAACAGTTAGTGAACTAGCAGCTGAATTGCGTGTTTCTAAGATTGTAGAAGTACCTGTTATGGAAAATCAAACCCGAGTAGATGATGAGGAGGATACGCTTCAATTGAAGGCTATAATCGTTAATCTTTCTGATTATGTTATTGGCGCCGATAAAGGTGGCTCTATTAACATGTTTGACGATTTTGATATTGATTATAACCAATATAAATATTTGATGGAAACTCGCATCTCGGGCGCTCTTATTCGTCCGAAATCTGCTTTGGTAATTGAACAGGTTGTCGCAGAAGAATAAGGAGAATTAAAAAATGGCAAAGTTTTATGGAATAATCGGCTATAGTGTAACCGAGGAAACTTCTCCCGGTGTGTGGACGGAGAGTATTACAGAACGTAATTATTATGGCGATGTTATACGAAATACTAGACGTTGGCAACCAGGGGAAGGCCTTAACGATAATCTTACTATTAATAATATTATCAGCATTGTGGCCGACCCCTTTGCCTACCAACATTTTCACGCTATACGTTATATTAAATGGATGGGGGCTTCTTGGAAAATTGATAACATCGAAGTCCAGAAGCCCCGCCTCATCCTTACGATAGGGGGCGTTTATAATGGGCCTCAGACTTGATTTACAGACGCTCCTTGAGGGAATACTTGGAACTGGAAATGTATATTTTCAGCCACCAGAAACAGTTAAGTTGGTTTACCCATGTATAATTTATTCTCGAAATTCTGGAGATGTAGATTTTGCCGATAATATAAACTACCGTCATTATATACAATATGATGTTATGGTAATCGACAAAAATCCAGATAGCGAGATTCTAAGTAAGATTGCAGCGTTGCCTTTGTGTAAATACAGTAGACATTATACGCTAAACAATCTAAATCACGATGTTTTTACTTTATATTATTAAAAGGGGGTCATGACTTTGGCTAGACTTATTTGGGATAGTGTCGGGGAAAGACTATATGAAACTGGTGTAAAAAATGGCGTTCTATATCCACGGAACGCTAGTGGGGAGTATCCTTTAGGAGTTGCCTGGAACGGATTAACTGCTATAACCGAAAGTCCTTCTGGGGCGGAACCAACAGCTATCTATGCTGATGATCTTAAATATTTGAATATTCTATCTGCCGAAGAATTCGGAGCAACCATTGAGGCTTATACCTATCCAGACGAATTTGCGCTACTTGATGGTTCGGCCGGACTTGCTACTGGTGTTGTGATTGGTCAACAGGATAGGGGAACCTTTGGTTTGGCCTATCGTACAACCTTAGGTAATGATATTAATGGGTTGAATTATGGTTATAAACTACACTTGATCTATGGTGCAGTTGCAAAACCCTCCGAGAAGGCTTATCAGACAATTAACGATTCCCCAGAGGCCATTACCTTCTCTTGGGAAATAATGACCACTCCAGTTCTCGTTACTGGTAAGAAGCCTACCGCATCATTAACTATTGATTCTACTAAAGTTGCTGCTGAAACGTTGTCTGCTTTAGAAGATATTATTTATGGTACTGCCGGAGCAGATCCTAGACTACCACTTCCAGATGAAATTGCTACTCTGTTCGCAACTGGCGCACCTGATGCTATTGCTCTGTCTTCTATCGCTCCCGCAGATGAAGATAGTGACGTTGCTGTCGACGCTAATATCGTTCTCACTTTTAATAATGAGATTAAGAGTGAGGCTGTCACTGTTGCTACTGCCGGTGGTGCTCTCGTTGCCGGAGCTAAGACTTGGGACGAGGCGAAGAAGATTCTTACCTTCAATCCGACTGCGAATCTCAGCGCGGCTACTACCTATATTGTTACTATTGCTGGCGTTGTCGATATTTATGGTCAAGCTCTTACTACAGAGGTCAAGAACTTCACTACTGTTGCTTAATAAGCTCCCCTCCTCCTTCATATATAGGGGGTCCCCTGAAACATGGGGGGCCTCCTACTTTAAAATATTTTTTTCGAAAGGAGTTTTACAACTATGTTAAAAAAGACTATTACTTATGTGGATTATGACGGAAATGAGAGAACAGAAGATTTCTATTTCAATCTCTCAAAAGCAGAGATAGCTGAAATGGAATTATCGGCCGAAGGCGGACTAACCAAACTGATAGAAAGAATCGTCGCGGCTCAAGACGGTAAGAAAATCGTCGAGATCTTCAAAGATTTGATACTTAGAGCTTATGGTGAGAAATCCCCGGACGGTAAACGATTCATAAAGAGCCCAGAATTGCGTGATGCTTTCGCTCAAACTGAGGCTTATAGCGAATTATTTATGGAATTGGCAACAAACGCAGATGCCTCTACAGCATTTGTTAATGGAATAGTCCCAATCGCTCCAGAATCTAAATAGAAAAAAGGAGGCTAGAGTTGTGTTACGAATTAAAATACCAGCTTTCGAATCTTTTGACGAAGCGAAAAACGAGTTCGTTTATTCGATGGAAGCATCAATACAATTAGAACACTCTCTAGTCTCTCTTTCAAAATGGGAGTCAAAATGGCAAAAACCATTCTTAACAAGAGACGAAAAAACAACGGAAGAATCTATAGATTATATTCGTTGTATGACAGTAACTCAAAACGTTAATCCTATAGTTTATAGTGGCATTACAAGCGAGAATATTAGAGAGGTCACAGAGTACATAGAGTCTCCAATGACTGCCACTAAATTTAAAAAAGAAAGTAAGACGTTTAATAAGGAAGTAATTACTGCAGAAATCATATATTATTGGATGATAACTTTAAACATTCCATTCGAGTGCCAAAAATGGCATTTAAATAGATTACTTACCCTTATAAACGTATGTAATATAAAGAACCAACCACAAAAGAAAATGGGACAGCATGAACTTATGCATCGTAACGCATCCTTAAATGCGGCACGCAGACAAGCGCTTAACACAAGAGGGTGATTACATGATTAGTTTTAAACATAGAGGTAATTTTAATAATTTAGAGAAATTCTTCAGAAGAAAAAGTAAAAATTACGAACCAGTCTTACATAAATATGGTAAAATTGGTGTTGGTGTATTATCATCAGCAACGCCCGTAGATTCAGGAGAAACTGCTTCTATGTGGGGTTATGAGGTGTTTATAGGTAAAAATTCATTTGGAATTA